TTGTGGAGCCCCAGTTGCAGAAGAATTATGTTTGTCTACATGGTAAGGAATAACTCCACCACCCAACCTATCTGGGATTCTATTAGTTCCTCCCAGTTTAGAAGCTTCATATACTTCACCCAATGTCATCTGAGTTAGTTCTGGTACAATTGCTCCACCATAAACTTTATTATATCCTGTTTCTCCTGACGTTCCTTCTGATTGGGTTACAGTAGCAATTATAGCTTTCTCTGCAGCATTATAGTTACCAGATACATCAGCTGGAGCCATATTACCACCAGGACTTCCTCCGGGAGATTCTGCACCGGGATCTGATTGTGATGTGGAACCACCACCTCCAGGATCACTAATACTATCTCCAGATGATTGTGGAGGCGAAGCAAAATGTTCTATTGCCTTTGAAAATCTTTCTAGAATTGATCCAAATCTATCTAATAATACTGGAGGAATGGCACCCTCAGATGATGGTGCAGCTTGAACTCCACCACCCCTATCCATCATACCACTAACTACAGCTGTGCCTAATCCTCCAGCTAAAGCAGCACCACCCAACATCATCCCAGGGCGGCGTCTCATCGCTCTCATTATACCCCTAGGTGCAGTTCTTTTTAATCCACCTCCAGGGACTCTAATGTCTAAATTAATTCCTCCTGGTCCACCTGTAGCTTGAGGTAAACCAGAAAGTTGTTTTACTATTCTTCCAATAGTTTTCCTAACCATTCTTCCGACTCTAAAAGTATCTCTGAAGATTCTTTGGAGTGCTCGTAAATTATTTCCAAGAGTCTTTACATTTTTTGGATTACCCAGGAACTGGATATATCCAATAGCTTCTCTGTATAGACTTAAGAAATTACCTAGAATAGAATTAGGTCTTGCAGCATCAATTTTATCTAATCTAGACCTATAGTTTTCTCTTACTTCAGCAAGTCTTTGAGTAACAAGTTGAGTTACGTTATTGTTTATTGATGATACTTGATTTTGTACGTTGTTTAATATATTTGTAGACAACGTACTGATCATACTTCCGAGATTAGGCGGCCTTGCAGCAACTCCCGAAACTGATGCTCTATTAAATTGAACTATTTTATTTGCGGCGTTTGAAACAATTCCACGTCCTAAGGGACTTCCACCAGTAATAAAATTGGCAGCACCAGAAGATGATCCTCCGCCGGACCTTTCTCTAACAATACTTCCTGGATTAAGGAGGGAACTAACTGCCACGATTTGCTGCCTGTTGTGCCTTTAGGTTTTCTTCTTCAATATGCATTTTCAAGAGGGTGAGATAAATGTCTCTCTCCCAAGGCATCATGTTTTCAATCTCAGTTAATGAATATTTATGGAACTGCATGAGAGCGAAATTAATGCGGAAATATGACTCAAGATCAACGTGAGCCATAATCAACCGAAAAAACTCGTTAATCCCTCCAAAGTTACAGAATTTTCAACTTTAGTGTTTGGATTGGTGACCTTAAATGTATGGGTCAATCTAGGCATTGTCTCAAAGAATTTTTCAATCTTTTTAAATTGATCAGCATTCATACTTTCGATGAATTCAATCAGATCTTTTTTGGTACAGTCCGCTGCAGCCCATGCTTCATCTTCGGTAAAAATAGTTTCAATGCATGATGAAATAATCTCAAAAGATTTTTCAATCGTAGATAAAGATTCTTGAGCAGTAAAATCAAAATTGTTTTTGATGAATTGATCCAGGGATGGATACTTCATCCTAATTGCAATGGAGTCATCTAGTTTAATCTCAGCACTATGTTCTTCTGACTTTTCAACTTTTATTTCATCAACGAAAATCTTTACAGGAACTTCAGTGGTTCCATCATCAGAACAAGTAATGACAAGATCAATCGCTTCCCCAACAGACTTTCCACGAACATTGAGGAAAATGTATTCGATATCAAAAGAAGGTAGATCTTCTACTTTAACTCCTCGTGTTTGAATACAATCTTTGAGAACATTTTTAATAGCAAGAGTAATTTGTTTTACATCTTGACTTTCTAGAGCTAAGATTAGAACTTTCTCTTCTTTTACAAGAAAAGGACGATATTTAATCTTTTTTCCTGATGAAGGCAACTCAAGTTCATAAATCGGAGTCGCAATTTTTGGTAATGGCATAACGGTTTCAATTCATATTTTTATTTAGAGCAGTTATTGTGGAGGATTTAAACCAGTTGGTGGATCTATACTAGCATCAACTCCAAAGACTGGTTGAGTAAACATATTTTTTCCATTATTAAGATTACCCCAAGAGATTGTTGGAGAAGTTAATACATTTTCTCCATTATCTGTAGTATTTTGATCTTGGTAATTATTTTGTCCTGTACCAAAATGATTTAATATGACGTATCTATCATAATTAAAAGTAACGGTAGTTTTTGTAATTGTACTACCTTCATATGTTACTGGTAAAGCTGTTAAATTAGTTGGAAATGCATTAATGAATTTATAGGTCAACATATTGGGTGTTCTAGTGATACCCCTGGTACGATTATCTACGTGAATATCCCTTTCAAATTTTGTAATTGCAACATCTCTCTTATATGTTTCTGGATATCTAAATCTAAAGAATTGGTTGTTACTCATTTGGCCAACCCCACCTCTGGGATTTCCTCTTTCTAATCTACCTTTTGTATTATACAAAGGATTTATGAAGTTCAACCATTCTTCGAATAGACGAATTATACCATACTCAGCATCCACATAGAATGTCATAGTTATTTCTGGAAAGTCCCTTCTCACAGGAAATCTTTCCACAATACCTTGTCTACTACCAGTCTCTTCCGCTAAAGTCATTGAAACTCCAGGTAGAGAAGTTTCATTGCACATAAATTCATATCGGAGAGAATTTAGTGCTTGACCACCATTTAGTACTTGATTACCTAAGACTCCACAAGTCACCAACCAAGCATTAATATTAATATCAGACTTTTCTGTTGGATAAGTATCTCCTAAAAATAAACTTACTTTGAATTGGCTTGTAACTGATAGTTCGCCAAACAAATCCCTAACCGCAGGAACAGCCGAACGAGCATCATTCGTTTCCCGAGGTAGGGTCATCCTCGCATAAATTGGATCAATCCTATATGGATTATTGGGATAATCCGGTCTAAACGGTTCGGACATCTATAAATATTACTTAAGGATCTATACTATGTATATGAGTTATAAGGGAAAATATAGACCAGAGAATCCCAGAAAATATAAAGGTGACCCATCCAATATCATTTACCGTTCTCTTTGGGAACGTAAATTTATGAGATATTGTGACTTAAATGAGAGTGTAAACCAATGGCAATCTGAAGAGTTCTGGATTCCATATCGTTCTCCTCTTGATAATAGAATTCATAGATACTTTCCAGATTTTTTTGTTAAGTATAAAGACAAATCTGGTAAGACAAGAGTTATGGTCATTGAGATCAAACCTAAAAATCAAGTAGTAATGCCAGAACAGAATCCCAAAAGAAGAACCAAAGCATGGGCATATAAAGTTCAGACTTGGGTTGTCAATCAAGCAAAGTGGGAAGCAGCAAAAGAATTCTGTGCAGATCGTAATTACGAGTTTAAAATTATGACTGAGGAGGATCTAGGGATATGAGTTTTGACGGCATATTCGAATCTGGAGAAGGTTTTGGATACGATTTAATTAAAAAATATAAAGGGAAGAATGTCAAGAGTGACACTTACACTGGAGAACTCAGACAATATCTTGGAGAACTTGATCAATTTAATGTAGACGAATCGGATACTGGTGGAATAGAAGTTGGTAGATTATATTTTTTCATTTACGGAGCATCCACTCCTGAACTAAAATTCCATGATACGCAACCATTATCATATATTACAGAAATAAACTATAATGCAGGATATTTCATAGGTGTAAACCTACATTATCTAAATCGTAAAGTAAGAGAAGGTGTTGCAAAAGGCTTAATAAATAGTGGCAGTACCGTAGGTGTACCTCGCAATACTATTCATCGTTATAAGTTTTCTGGGGTTAGTGGAGGATTTTTAAGAGTTCCAGAAAAAGATTGGCCCTCCGTTGCATTGTTACCAACTGAAAAATTCGTTGACGATAGAGGACAACCTTTCCCGAACCATAGAGCCTGGAGCACACCTTAAGTGGCATACACAACCGTTAAAAAATCTCTAACTACTAAAAATGGTGTTAATTATGACCTAGAGTATGACACCGACATTGGAGCTGTTCAAGTAATTCAGCAGAACGCTCCTGCAGGAACGGCTCCAATTTATTTGGATGGTTCTTTTGCTCCTTCAGCTACTACTTTAGGTTATAGTTCTACCGAACAAGCGCAACTTCACCAACAAATAATTGGACTAATTCAAAACGCTCATGCAGCAGTTGGTGGAGTTAATTCTGGAGCAAAACTTCCCCAATGGGCCGCTCCAGCATCAACGAATAATCAACCAGGACAAACTTCAGTAGCTCCTGCAACACCTCTTGGAAGTCTTCAGAATGTATGGGGTGCCTTAACAGATCCTGTTCAATCACTTGAGAATGCTGGAAGTAAATTTGATGGTGTTGGCAATGAAAAGGAATTATTTGGACCAAAAAGCGGTATATCGTTTACATATCCAAACGATCTAATGCAGACGCAACAAGATCATTTTGTTATCCACATGTATAGTTACAAACCATCAAAAGGCAAACAATTATTTGGAAATACAGGACAGGCTGCTACTGATGCTGCTGTAAAAATATTAAAATATGGATCACAATCAAGCGGCAATTTAAAAGAACGTATTGGTAGTGTATTCTTACCAATGCCACAACAGGTACAAGATTCCAACAATGTTAGTTGGGGAAGAGATGAAATGAGTAATCTCGCTGGCGCAGTCACTGCACAGACATCAGGTAATTTTGCACCATCTGTCTTAACAGCTGCGGGAGGTGCTGGTGCTGGTGCAGCACTTGACATA